GGGGGGGAAATTATCAGATTGTAAACCAAAATGTGAAGATAAATGTGTTAATACTTGCACAAGTAGTGACCAAACATTTACTGACTGTCAGAAACTTTGTCGCTCATAATTAATAATAGTAAACTCGCGTATTTTTAGGAATTTCTTCTTTTTTTATTACAAATTCATGAAAAATCTTTTTTTCTAACTGCTTTACTGGAACAGCGGATACGACATTTTTTGCTATAAGTTTGTATAGGTTAAAATCATCATTAAATTCCATTAGATTTCTCCCGTTCTTGTCAGAACACCATAGTTTCAATAGTTTATATATCATTGATTCTTCAGAGAAGTGTTCTATAATTGTAGTCGCTAAGCGAGATAAATCGAAACTTTTATTTGGTTTTATCTTACAGTCCTTTAATGAATTATTATAAGGGAAGGAGTATTGTCCCTCAGCATCACCGTTTTTCTTAAATACATCACTAAAGAAAATCTGGTTCTTTACTTTAAATGTCGCTCTACCGAAATCAATAATTTTAGTGATTTTGCCATAAGTAGGAACCCTGAAGTATTTATTTTTGTATCTAAAGTAAAGATATTCTAAATGGGTAGTTTTAAACATGATATTACTAGAATGTAAGTCATTATGGATAAAATCGTAATTTTTCTGTGCCACAGATAACCCAAAACATATTTGAAATAATATGGATTTCCATTCTGTATCGGATATATCATACCCATTTTCAATTAAATTATCTAGCGTTGCTTCCAATTTTTCTAAGCATACAAGTTGAACCGGGAAATTATTTACAGTTACATAGTGTAAATATCTAAGTGAATCCTCTATAGACATATCAGAATTAAAACTTTGAATTGATAAATTATCTGAATCCGGGTCTATATCTGAGTCCAGTTTATTATCATTATCACTTTCGGTGCCTTCTTGTGTGTCATTTCCCAGTATTTCCTGTAAATCATCTAAGTCTAAGTTATCAGGGTGTTCACTTTCCTGTGTCTCGCCTTCTCCTTCGCCTTCTACAAATTCAAGGTCATTTATTTCTGATAAGTATTGACTAATTTTTTTATTTTCTACTTTTTTCAATGTAAATTTTTTATCTAGTCCATTTTGAAACCAATTTATATCCTTTAACTGTGAATATTCCTCAGTTACATCAAAATCAAATTCTTTCGCTATACCAGTAAAACTACCAAAATACTCTGGGAATGTAGGACACAAATTTAAATCTACTAACTTTGATCCTAGATAAGTAAAAAAATTGTCAATATAGGCACTATTATGGTAACTATTTATTTTCTTATTAGTCAAATAATTATAAATATTTGGTAAACTTGGATTATCTGTCTTGTAATCGTTTTTCATGAATGACAAAATATCTAATATTGGAAGTATTTTAATAAATATATCCCTTTTACCCATGGTCTTGTTTGTGCGAGTATCAAATACATCACACTGAAACATATTTTTAATGTAGGAATCCTCGTATTTGTTTTCCAATTTACTCTCTATATTCTGGATAAATTTTGGTGTCCTTAATGTAAACTTGTTGTAAGAGTCATTATTATAGTAATTAAAGTAAAGTGATATTATTGGGTAATACAACTGAAGATTATCAATACCTAAATTTTCTTCTATATCATTTTTTATTTTTGTTAATTTATCATTTTCTATTTTTAGAATATTCATATAATAGTATTTTTATTAGCATTCTTTAAATCTACTTTGCGTCAATTATTAATTTATTTTATACAAATTATTATTATAATGAACTTAGAGTTAAAGAAGTTCGACATTACGTCAATTACATCAGACAAGGTATGTGTATTTATTGGAAAACGTGAAACGGGTAAATCCTTTCTAGTAAAAGATCTACTGTATTATCACCGCGGTATACCTATAGGAACTGTTATATCAGGAACCGAATCCGCTAATTCATTCTACTCAAATCATATACCATCTCTGTTTATTCATGACGCGTATACACCTGAAATTATAAATAATTCATTGTTACGACAGAAAATGGTTATTAAAAAAATAAAAGAGGAGGAAAGTAAGTTTAATGAGTGTAATATAGACCCCCGTTCATTTTTAATACTTGATGACTGCTTATACGATAACAGTTGGATTAGAGATGAGAATGTTCGTTGTCTTTTTATGAATGGTAGACACTATAAAATGCTTTTTATTATTACAATGCAGTATGCCCTAGGAATTCCTCCTAATTTAAGAACTAATATTGATTATATTTTTATTCTTAGAGAAAATATTGTATCAAACAGAAAACGTCTATGGGAACATTACGCTGGTATGTTTCCTACATTTGAGATGTTTAATCAGGTAATGAATCAGTGCACTGAAAATTATGAATGTCTAGTAATTCACAATAACGCAAAATCAAATAAATTAGAAGATCAAGTCTTTTGGTATAAAGCAAGTGCTCACGATGAATTTAGAATCGGTGCTCCAAGTTTTTGGAGACATCACAATAACTTATACTCAGGTAACACACAAGATGAAGATAAATATAATGGGGATTTACTTTATAAAAGAAATAAAGGACCTACTATTAATGTCAAAAAAGGATTTTAAAAATTTATTAGACTAATTGAGAACTATAATAATCAAGTGCTCTTCTATTATTTATAACACCCTCTGACTCAAATAAGTCGTTGAACTTCTTAGAAATATCAGTTGAACTAATTTCTTCAAATACACTTCTAGGGACGAATCTATACTCAATTATTTTTTTACTTTTAATCGAGTTTAGTTTTAAGTCTAAATATCCGACCGTTATAAATATGATTGAAACTATAAAAAGTAAAACAGTAAGTTCTTTCATACTACTAATATATATTAATCTTTTTTTTCTAGGTAGAATACAAATCATTATTAAAACTTGATGAAAAGGAATCTACTGATTGTTCAATTGATTCCTGAGAAAAGTAATCCTTAACACCATATGGTATTTTTCTATACTTAGTAACCGTATTTTCTTCTTTACTATTAAATTTATTATACTTGTATATTGTTATCACTTTAATAATTACAAATACTAATAGAAAAAGTCCTAGTAACATCTAAAATAAAGATAGAATTAAATATAGTCAATAAAAACAATTAGATCTCCTTTGTTTCAGGATTAGTTGGTGGAGTAGTTGTGTCAGCGGTTTCACTTTCTGGTGCCTCAGCGAACTTGGACTTCAACCAGGGATCTTCTTCCTGGAGATTATCACCTACTTCAGCGGTTGTGTTTGTTTGAACTGGGTTTCCAGAACTGTCTGTGGCACCACCTTCAACAGTAGGCGCTGGTGCTTCTACTGCTTCGCCCTCAGTGACCTCAACGCTTGTGTTCATTGCTTCTTGTTCCTCCTTGTTTTTCTTTTCAGCTTCCATACGCTCTCTCATAGCTGCCTGTGTCTTTTCGCGCTTTTGTTCTTCGTAGAACATATCCTTTCTTACCTCGTTCTCCTTGTATTCCTTCATTAAAGTGTTGAGTTCTTCTTCCAGGTATTCTTCGTTCTGAACCTTGTCAGCACATGGATCCCAAGGCAACCAGTATCCCATCTGACCTACAAAAACGTGGAATGATCTATCTCGTTTTTGGAGAATCTTTGCTCGGCGCTCAGCTTCTCCATGTGTGTCAAATACACCTCTAATTTTAACACCTCTTACATTAGTTTTAAAATTACTATGTTCATTTACTAGTCTTTCCAATTCTTCTGAGTATTTGTATTTAAAATCATCAAATTTATCCTTAAATTGGTTATATTCATACTTCATATGACACTGAAGTTTGTTTTTAAGATCCTTAGTTACTTTGTTATTATATTCTTCACCAGCGGTCTTAACTGCTTCATCTAAGGTATCCTCAAGTTCTTTACAAACCTGATTCATATACTTGTTAAATCTAAAGAGTTCTGACTGAATAAGTGTATCCTCCGGAGATACAAATGACATACAGACATAATTTTGACCAGGGATGCGGTCATCAATCTCGAGATAATCTTCTTGTTCACAGGCTACGGTATTTTTACTTGTCATGGTTTAATAAGAAAATATACTTATTATTCTTTAAATAATTTAACTAAAAAAAAATTATTTATATATATTATAATGATTAACCACCGGGAAGTGATAAGAAGACTATTAAAATACTTTATCGTGCTACTTACTGTATCATATGCCGCTATATCAATTCCAGTAAGAAAGACAATAAAATCCCTTGAAGGATTCTATATTGGATTTGTAGCGGTCACAATTTTCGCTGTAATTGATATGGTATCGCCTACTATCTGTATTAAGCATTAAGCTTTAAGCATTAAGCTTTAAGCATTAAGCGTTAGCGTTATTTTTATTCTTCATCAGAGTCATCTATCTCATCTAAATTATTAGTGAATTTACTAGTTCCAAATCTTCTTTTAAATTTTTTACTTTTTTCAAAAAGAATTTTTTCTTTTGTTTCGTGATGTATAAAAATACTAACTACATTATAGCACGCTTTAAAGAAAACTGGTATATTCACCAAGATAACTTTCTCCATATTATCTGGAAATTTTTCATTGAAATAAGGAATTGCGTACTTGAAAAATCCGTAGTCAACATGCTTAATTAAAAATCCTCCTAAATCCGCTAAGATAGTAATAGTATCTTTATTGAATTTTTCTTTAGCGTATCTTAAGGATTTAATCATTAGTTTATCTACATAATTATAGAATTCAGAGTAATCTTTTTGTTTCTTAAATTCTCTAGCGGATACATTAATTGCAACACATTTATGTTCCTCATTCACTGAAATTTTCAAAAAATCCTTATAATTTATCTTTTGTTTGTTTATAACAGTTTCCTTTGCGTTTTCCATATAGATATATCTTTATAAAAAAAATAAAATTTAAACACTCGGTATAAATTGCCATTTTAAATATTCACAAATCTGCTTCCAAATTTGATCCTGCTGATGTAATTTTTCTCTACTTTTCAGTAACATAAAACAGGGGATAAACTCGTCTAATTCTAGTAATTCTACAAATTTATGGAGAACATACGAGTATGACAAAAAGTTTTTTCTAGTTTTGGGACAAAATTTATGAAATGGTATTTGTATTTCCTTAAACATTCTACGTAGTTCTTCTTCCG